TCAAGTTGTGGTTAATAGTCCACACCGCGCTTGCGACTGCTTGTGTGTGAACATAGAAAATCTCTCCACCACCTGGGCCTTGCGGTCCTGGGGATGAAATAACAACTGTTGGAATAATCGGTTGAATGATTACTGCATCATCGCTCATCGTGTTACCTCCGCTGATACTACAACCTGGCCTTGAGCCAAACGATAAACAATGCCGCCTGTAGAAGTTATCTCGATGTCATAGTAGTAGGTTCCAGCAACAATTGCGCGGGTTTGTGTGGCTGTTGCCTCGACTACAACCGTTCCGTTGGTTGGCGTTGGGATCGTGATGCCGTTGCCGCCTGTGGCCAAAGAAAGAACTGCCGTTGGGCTTTCAGGAAGGGATCGGATCTGCAAAGCCGCTGTGTAACCAGTTAGGTTGATTGGAACGGTTGCGAGACCGCCTGAGATGTAGGTTCCTGTTGCTGGGTTTGTGACCGTAAACGCCGTGGTTGTTCTCGTTGCGATCGTTGCGCCTTGAAAGTTGTATTGCGATGGCAGAACACCATCAATGCTCACCGTTTGACCGCCTGTGAAATTGTTGGCCGCTGTAAAAGTTACGGTTGTGCCGTTGCCCGTGATGTTTGTGATTGTTGCGGGTTGTTTATACTGAAAGTTGATGAACCAGTTAGCGCCTTGGTTGATTACGGTGTTATAAACTACAGACATTTCACTCCTTGGCCACTTCAGATTGAGTTGGTTCAATCATAGCGGTTCCACACTTAGAACAATGCGACATTGCCTTTGGCATTGGTAATCCGCAACCAGGACAGAAGTTTGCGAGCGCTCCAAAGTATGACGAGATGCTGGCCCTTCCAAGTAAATCAGAAAAAGCCTGAACCAACGCATCAATACGATCAGGAGACTTTGCGTCTTGCGGTGTCCAAATCGTCATCTGATCCTCGAGCAATGGATATTCCCCAATGTGGTGGATACGGCCTTGTTCATACATTGCAGCAACTGGTTCTGCACGCAGACGCTTTCCAACATGGGCGCGAATTTCACGGATCGGTAAACCAAGCCGCACTTGCTTTAGAACAGCGCTGACCATGTCGCCGCCTTGGTTAACTTCAACCAAAATGCTGTCGGCTTTCCATTCATCAAATACCGCCACGGCTTTACTCGCCCAATCGAGCGGTGATCCACGGAATGAATAGTCGCCGAGAACATAACCGTGGCCGTTGGCATCCGATCCGCACACGATAATTCCTGTTTCATCGCTTTCATCGGTATTAGTTACAGCAGGATCAATAGAAACAATGATGCGAGATAAAGGTGGGGCTTTGGGAAGGCGAGCGCGTTCGATCAGGCCCTTGGTCCATAGTGCGCCTTCAACATCCTCGAGGATTTCCCCGTATAACTCCTGGCGGCCCAGGCGTGTGCCGTTGTATCGGGCCTGAAGTTCAAGCAACGCTGCAGGGGCAAGGTTGGCCGCGTTATCAAAGGTTGAGCCGCGTGTGACCACGACAGAGCCGTCTTTGCGGCCCGCTAAGGCCCGAATGAGGGGCGTTGGCTTGGGGGTGGTGGTAACGATCACCCTGGGATGTTCGCCCAGGCGTAGGCCAAACTGCAATTGATCCCAAGAGTCGGAATATCGGTAAGAGGCCAACTCATCACACCAGGCTCCGTGATGTTGCGGTCCACGGAAGCGCTCGGGTTCATCGGCCGAGAAAAGTTTAATGCGGGACCCGTTGTTAAGAATGATCTCACCGTTGTTGCGGTTCCAAGTCTTAAGCATTCGGTATCTACGCAGAACGCCTAGAATTCCTGATTGGCCCTCAGCGCAAGTATCACGAGCATCACCGAATGTCGGGGCTACTATTGCCCAACGCGTCATCGGGTTTTGGATCGCTTCCCACGCTAACCACTCCGCTGCCGTTCTCGTCTTGCCCGCTCCGCGACCCGCCATGTAAAGCCAGGTCTTCCAACCGCCCTGGGGTGGCAACTGTTCCGATCTCGCTTGTTCCACTTTCCACTTCCAACGGCTCGCTGCTATCCACTCCTCGGAGGATATTGACGATGCGTTCGATGTCTCCATCGATGTCACGATTTCCGTCATAATTCACCACCTCTGCTTGGATACGCTGTGGAGCGTCTATACCCACCAATCTTGCCCTTCTTTCCATCAATCGGACAATCGTGCCAATAGCGCGATCATCGCCTTTCATAGCCCTGGGCCATAAAGCAACCTGCATCCGATCCAAACGGTCTAACTCTTGCCAGCGAAACTCCTCGGGCGCTTGGGGAACATTGCGCGTCATGATCCGTTCAAGCGCTCGCTGCGCACCTGACGGAGTTGCGTAACCGACCTCTTCGGCTATGCGTTGGAAAGTAAAACCAGCCCTACGAAGTTCCAGGACCTTCAGTTCTTTGGCTTCAAGTTCCGCAGCCTTCTCCTCGGCTGTCTGTTGGGGTTCTTGGATCACCTCAATTGTAATCTTTTGCTTATCCTCCTCCATCTTTTGCTTAACTTCCAGGCAAAAGTTCTGCTGTTTTACCCGTAAACTTTTCCCATCTCGCTAAGATTACATCACAATATTGCGGGTCCAACTCCACCATTCGACACTTGCGGTTGGTCTGTTCGCAAGCGATAAGAGTGCTACCTGATCCCCCAAAAGAGTCCAGGACGATGTTGCCTGGCTTGGATGAATTGACGATTGATTTCTGCACCAGTTCGATCGGCTTCATTGTTGGGTGGAGTTCGGATCGCGCTGGGCGTTGGATTTCCCACAGGTCGGACTGCTTTCGATCCTCCACGGGGCTTAAGCGTGCCGCGTCTGCGTTCCAGCCATACCAAATCGGCTCATATTGCGTGTGGTAATCCTTGCGAGATAGAACCAAGCGATCCTTGGCCCAAATCACGGTGCTGCTCCAATGAAAGCCAACCTCACGCAGTTGCTTATCTATAACTGGCCATTCTTGGGCGGACATAACCAGGTAGATCGGTGCGCCTGGCTCGCTGTAATCTTTCAGGGTTGCGCAAAATTGCTCTACAAATTCCTCCCATTGGCCTTCATTCATGTGGTCATTCATGATTGTGCGAACTTTCCAACCTTGCACATTGTCATTATCAATCCCGCCGTAATTCACATTCCACGGTGGATCGGTCCAAATAAGGTGCGCCTTTTCATCCCCCATCAAGCGAGTAAAGGTTGCTTCCTCAGTGGAGTCTCCGCAATAAAGCAAGTGATCGCCCAACTTCCACAGTTGACCCAGTTTGGTTCGGTGTTTAACTTCCTCAATCGATGGCGCATCGTCAGGTTCAACTTGGATTTCAGGCTCGGGCAATTCAAAGCCCAGCGCTTCAATATCAAAGTCCACATCGATAAGTTCCAAGAGTTGTTTAGCCAGGACATTTTCATCCCATTCGGCCAACTCTGCGGTGCGGTTATCGGCCAAAGCATAAGCACGAGCAGTATTTAGATCCCAATCAACTGGAGTGATCGTTACATCAATGTGATCCCAACCCAGGCTTTTAGCCGCTTCAAGCGTTCCGTTACCCGCAAGCACTAATCCTTCACCTGTGATCACAATCGGTTTGCGCTGGCCAAACTTTGTAAGGCTTGCTTTGATCGCATCCAGGTTCTTTTGTGAGTGGAAGCGTGCATTCTGTGGGTCCAGTTGTAAATCTGCTATAAGCCTTCTCGTTACTTCCATTGCTCGCCTTCTTACTTAGTTAAATTGATCCTTGCGTCAAGTAAATCATCAATGCTGCTTAATAGTAATTCTTTCTTTTGATGTGACAATCGGTTGCCATAGCGATCTACAAGCATCTCTCTAATGTTGCGCAGCGCTTCATCAATCTCCGCAACTGTTACTTCTCCTTCAATAACAATCATGGTTGCGATACTACTATTCGATAGACCTTTTTCGTCTTTCCGCGAGCGCGACCACATCCTGTTCAAGATAATAGACATTGCGCCCGACTTTCTGCACCCATACAAGTTGCTTTCGATGTTGTAACTGCCTGAGGTTGTTCATTGTAATATTCAATCGAGTGGCAACCTCCTGGGCAGAGATCAACCCTTCGCTTACCATCCAG